CCGGTCTTGATAGGCCGGCACGTTCTCCAGCGTGAACAACGGCGGCCGGATGTCCCTGATGGCGCGGGCCGTTGCGTCGGCAGTCATCAGGTCGATGGGGCTTTCGATGCGGCATCCGGCGCTGCTGTAATTGGTGCAACTTGGGCTAGCGTGGAGGTAGTCCACCTCGCCTGCCATTGGCCCGAAGTCGATGTCTCGCACATCAGCGTTGGTCACAGGGCCGCCGTGAACCCTCGCGTAGTGCTGCGCAATTTCCGGGTTGATTTCGACCGCGCCGGCCTTCCTGACCATGCCCTCAAGCGCGTGCTCAGCCGTGCCGCCGCCGCTGAAGATAGACATCATGCGAGGCAGGTACTTGTCAGCGAGCCTCACAAGGCCGCCCCTCGCGTACTCCTCCGGCTCAGCGGCCAACAGGTCAGGCGCCGCCAGTCCTAGAGCCGCTGCGGTGGCAGCGTCTTTTCGCCACGGGTCAAACACGGCAAAGCGGGAGCGTATTCTGTCCGGGTCGAAGAACATGCGACTCATAGAGCCTTCGCCCTCAATGTTGTTTTTGTAGGCTATAGAATCGTATCCCCTGTCCTTGACAATTTTTTCAAGAGCGTCCTCATACTGCGGTTTCCCAAATCGCTCATCGATTGCCGTGTTGGCCATGTCAACCAATTCGCGCAAGGCGTCTGGGTCATTTGTAACTACGCTATCCTTGAACTGATCAAACGGCGGGCTCCACGTTTCCTTGACAATGTTGCTCAACAGGTTTCCGGGGGTATCCCATCGCCCAAAGTCTGGAACCTCTAACACTCGGCCGGGGTTGACCTTAAGCGGCATGATTTGAGCGCCGTTTATTCGATTTGCAATTTCTTTTGCGCCCTTCTCGCCGCCCTCAACGTCGGTGTAATAGCGTCGCATGTGGGACGGAATTATCGCGTTGAATGCTGTCTCCTCGTTGCCGACATGCACGCCAAAGTCGGTGCCCCGCGACGAGCTGGCAGGCGGCCTTGGCAGCAACACCGATGGGTCATGCTTGGTGCTGTGATAGGCATCAGTGCTGAACCCCATCGCTGCCGCGCGCTCCGCAGGAGTGTTGTCGGGGCGCAGCCCAAGACCATGTCGCTCAACCGGCAGCGCAGCCCGCTCCTGCGCGAGTCTCAGCGCCTTTTCCATCAAGGCCGCGAGGCCTCCCCTACCGCTCATTTTCGTCTGCCAGTAGGTCTGGTGCGGCCAAGCCTAGTGCTGCGGCGATCCCAGAATTCATGCGCCAAGGATCGAAAACCGCAAAGCGGGAACGGATGTTATCTGGATCCATCACTGCAATTTCATCAAGCGAGCCATCGTTGTAGACCTCCATCGAGTCAGGCGTGCGCCTAAGCGTCAAGGGCTTAAATCCTGAGCCTACTCGCGCCGGATTGTCAGCCTTGAGCAGCACTGGGTACATCGTCGCCCTGTCGCCTACTGCATAGTGCTCGGCGTAGTCTGGCCGAGGGCTAAAAAAACTTCCGTCGCGAAAATTCATGTAGCCGTAAGGTTTGTTCTCGGCAACAGCCTGCCGATACCGGGCCAGCACTCCGGCCTCGTCATCGGTGTTGAGCCTAAACCTCTCGATGTCCGGGCTGCTGCTGCCATGATACGCCGGCACCGTGAAGCCCATCGCCTCGGCCCGCTCCGCAGGGGTGTTGCGAGGACGAAGCCCGAGCCCATGCTGCTCGACTGGTAACGCAGCCCGCTCCTGCGCGAGCTTGAGCGCTCGCTCCATCAGGGAGACGAGGCCGCCTTTGGCGTACTCTGGCTCGCCAAGATCCTCAGCCTTGAACCGAGGCAAGTCAGCGACGCCGTGCGCGTCGTTGATGGCCCTGACCTCGTCATCGGTCAGCACTCGGTTGACCCGCATGTCGCCGCCGATAAGCCAGTTGCCGGTCATGTTGGGATTGGTCTTGTAGCGGTAGTAGCCGCCGTAGGGCACCTGATCTGTGATGTGCGCGGTCTTGAGGTCTGGCAGGCCAGCCTTGGTCATTCGCGCTCGGCTGTCGGCAATTGACTGCCAGTCAACATCGGCCGGCATTTCGATTTCCGCCCACACCTGATTGTCGGGGCGATAGGTCGGCGGCGAGCCTCCACCACCGATGTGCGTCGCGATTGGCAAGTCTCCGGCATGCCAGCCCGGTCGGTATGCAAGATCGCCCAGCTTAGACTTGACCTTGCCCTCAGTCTTGCCTGCTGGCCCCGCTTCAGCGCGAAGCCACTCACCCATCGGCACAGGCCTGTCTGCATCGACGAACAGGGGAAACAGATGCTCCGGGTACTGCGGGTTGGTGCGGAACAGCTTGTAGGCCGTCACGGTTTCCCTCGGCGCCTCCAGCGCGGCCTTGAAGGCCTTCTCGGCTAAAGCCACCAGACCGCCTTTGGCCATGCCCGGCCGCAGAGTGCGGATGAGGTCGTTGTGAGTCGTCTGGTCTCCCTCAAAAGCGTCCCAGTTCCCGTGATGCACAAGGTGCTGATAGTACGGCTCAAGGGCAGGATCTATCCTGACATCCATCGCCCGCTGCCTGTCGCCCATGCGGTCAACCGCCTCGTAGCCGCCAATGGGCCTCCCCTGCCGAGAGCGCGCCATGTACTTGCCAGCGTCCTCGCTGGACATTCCGGTGTGGCCTTTGATTTCTCTAGCGTCGAACGTGCCGATGTCGCCGCGGCCCAGCATGCTGGCCGGGAATCCAGACTTCCCGCTTGATACGCCCTTGATGCCCTCGGTGAATCTGCGCCAGTCGTCAATGGGGGCGAACAGCATTTCGTTCAGCTCTCGTCCCTTCGGGGCGAGATTCTCGGCGGCATAGCGCAGGTCGTCGGCCAGCATGTTTTGCATTCCGAAGACCCGGAACTTGCGCCGGATGTCCTCAATCGAATCGGTGTCTGCGACGCCCTGCTCAGCGAGGTCGAGGTACTTCTGCCCGGCCGGGCTCAGCAGCCAGCTAGAGAACGCGCCCTCAGGGCGAATCAGCTCCGACTCTGGGTCGTAGATTTTGAGGCCGGCGCTCTCAATATCGTGAAGCTTTCGGGCTGTTCGCATCACGCTGCTTCGGGTTATGCCGTACGCCTTGAGCAGGTCTCGCGGCCCCATTTCCCCGCGCCGCGCCCGGTCGGTCTGGTCAAGCATGAACTGGCCGAAGCCGTCTTGAATGTAGGCCGGCACCTCCTCGATGTAGCCGGTGTCTCGGTGGACATCGGACAGCGGGCGCCAAACCCAGTCGTCGATTTTGGTCGTCGGAGCGTCAACGTGCTCGGCTATCTGCTTCAGCCTGCTGAGCGCTGACTTGACTCGCGACGGCATGTCAGCAGTTCCAAGCCCGCAACGACAGCGCTTTGCGCGTCGGCTTGCCCTTCTCGTCCTTCATCGGGCCGGGCATGCCGCCCATGCGGGCGCAGAAGCTCTTGCGCCGCGCGGCGTCCTTCTCGGTCTTCGGATGCGGCGCCGGAGGCTTGAGGTTCATCCCCTCGGCCTTAGCCGAGGCTCGGCCCTTGGCATTCAATCCGCCCTTCGGGTTCTTGCCCTCCTTGCGCGTCCATGCTGGGGTTTTAGGCGGCATAGGGGTTTGTCCTCTCCTTGCGGTATTTTCGCGGCTCATCATGGTCTCGCGCCACGGGCAGCTCAAACCATCGTTCGTTGCGGAGAAATATAACAGCCTGAGTGAACGTGTCCACATAGTCGTCGTGCTCGGCGACCGGAAACTTGCCGACCTGCTTGAGGAAGCCAGCGGCCCACGACACCGTGTGCCCGCGGTTCTTCGCCGACTCGGGAATCCAAATCAGCTCCAGCTCCAGCGTCGGCGCCGCCTGATGCGCTCGGCTGACCTTGTCGGCGTTGCCGGGGTTGTAGCCGACAGCCGGTACCTTGGCTAGCCTGAGGTCTTGCAGCAGGCTCTGGCCGCTGGCCTTGGCCTCGACCAACACCCGGTCAGGCCGGCGCGGCCGGGCGTAGGGGTTGTCTTTGGTCTTTCCGCCGCCGCCGTACTCGGTGCTCCAGTCCTTGATGGCTCGCGCCCTGAGGTCGGGGTAGCTCAGATGCTCGTCCCATGCGTCGATTAGCATCACGTTGCGCTCGCCCTTGTGCGTAAAAACGGCCCACACCGTGCAGGCGGTCGGGTCGCCGGTTGACCTTTCCGTAAACGCACAGTCGTAGCTCTGGAGGATGAACTCAAACTGCGGCAGCCCCTCGTCAGCCGGCCAGAGCTGGAAGTGCTTGGTCTTGAGAATTCCGCCATCGGCCGGAGTCGGGTCTTGCTGAAGCTGCCCGGCCGTTCCGTAGGTTCCCAGCGACTGCTTAAGCGACTCGATTTCCGCCCTGCCGAATCGGTCAGGGCAGATGAGTTCTCCGGCCGCCTTGCGCGGGTCGTAGGCGCCCAACGAGGTCGTGCGCCGCACGCCGTCGTACTCGGCCGGGATGCAGATGTGTTCCCAGCCACCGCGCTCAAGGATGTGGCCGCTGACATCCTGCTCATGCAAGCGCTGCATGACGACAACCATTGAGTCGGTCTTCGGGTTGTTCAGCCGGGTTGACCACACCATGTCAAACCACTCCAGCGTCGATTCGCGAAGGGTGTCCGACTG